TGGCACACCATCCAGCGCCACGCTCTCTAATGCAACCGGATTGCCGCTTTCTACAGGCGTTACCGGCACTTTGCCTGTAGCCAACGGTGGCACTGGATTGACTTCAGGCACCAGTGGCGGCGTTTTGGCGTTTAGTGCCTCTGGCACGCTGGTATCGTCTAACGCGCTGGCGGCAAATGCTATTGTTTTGGGCGGCGGCGCTGGTGCTGCTCCGGCAACAACGACTACCGGAACTGGTGTCGTTACTGCTCTTGGGATTAATACTGGATCGGCAGGCGCATTTGTCGTAAACGGCGGCGCTCTTGGAACTCCGTCTAGTGGCACTGTGACCAATCTGACTGGAACCGCCAGCATCAACATTAACGGCACGGTTGGAGCGGCTACACCGACAACTGGCGCATTTACTACTGCAACAGCTTCCACTTCTGTCACAACTCCAACATTAACAAGTGCTGCGGCTACTTCTCTTTCTATTCAATCTGCCGGAACAACGGCAATTACGATTGATACATCTCAAAATGTAGGCGTTGGACAAACTTCGCCCGGATCGAAATTGGATGTAAAAGGGACGTTGCGTCTTTCTGGATCTACTTCTGGCTATGTGGGCCTTGCGCCCGCCGCCGCTGCTGGTTCTACTACGTACACGTTGCCTAGCGCAGATGGATCAAGTGGTCAAGTTTTATCTACAAATGGAAGTGGCACACTTTCATGGAGTACTTCTGGTGGGGCTACAGCAGCTACTCAGGCCGAGATGGAGGCGGTAACAAGCAATACGGTTTTTGCAACTCCTTTAAACACAAAGTGGCATCCCGGTGTTGCTAAAGCGTGGGTGCAATACAATTCGGCTGGAACAGTCGCGGCGTCTTGGAATATAACAAGCGTTACTGACAATGGTGTTGGTGATTGGACAGTAAACATTAATACCGACTTTTCAAGCGCAAACTACAGTGGAATAGCTTTACCCGGTCAAAGAACAGCGGGACTCCCATTGCTTATTAGCTGTTCGGCTATTGCAGCAGGAACTTTTCGTATTATGGGCGTAAACGATATATTTGCCGCCGCTGATCCTTCAGCGCCTAACGCCGTATTCGCCGCGTTTTTCGGAGATCAATAAGCCATGAGAAGAATTGTGTATGAACGTCCTGATGGTGGGGTATCCATTGTTTCCCCTACCGGCAATGAAGATGCGGCGTGGATAAGACTTCCCGAAGATGCAATTAATCCGCATTGGGTTGATGAATCAGATATTCCTACAGATAGAACATTTCGCAACGCGCTGTTGGCTGATCTTTCGCATGATATATCTAAGGCAAAACTTATAGCGCATGAAAAGCGCCGTATTGCTAGAACTGAGGAATTTGCGCCTTTAGACATTAAAGCTACTATACCCACTGAAGCCGTTGCCGCTGAAGCTGCTAGACAGTCTATTAGAGATAAATACAAAATTATGCAAATACAAATTGATGCCGCTACGTCTATTGACGAATTAAAAACACGTCTTCCTTAACGCGGTTAATGCAGCAACCGATGTTCCGGCTTTGCAGGTTGCCGTTCAGGTTGTGTGGCCTAAAGACCGGAATAGCCAAGATAAGTAAATATATGACGCCAGAACTACAGAAATACTATGAAGAACGGTTTTCAATGATGGCTACTGAAGGATGGTCTGATTTGATGGTGGATATTGATTCCATGATAGCCGGTCTTAACAGTATTTCTGGCATTGAAAACGAAAAACAACTGCATTTCAAACGTGGTGAACTATCAATCCTGCTATGGCTGAAAACCTTGCAAGAGGCCAGCGCAAAAACTTACGAGGATTTACAACTTGAAACGCATGTATGAATTTGCCTGTGAAAATGGGCATTTGACTGAACGATACGTTCATTTTGACCAAAATATCGTTCAGTGTGACTGTGGTGCGTCGGCTAAACGCATCATTTCGGCTCCCGCCATCAAACTTGAAGGCTGGTCTGGATCATTTCCGTCTGCACATGGACGATTTGAACAGCGCCATCTTGATAAATTGAAGGCAGAGCAAAAAGCTAACTCTTAACCATTTTGGCGAGTTAATCTCCTACAACCCAATGAGGCAGGAAAAGGAAATAAATATGTTGATCGAAACCGAAGTCGAGTCGCAAGAGGACATCAAACCGGAAGAAGTAAAGCTGGAGTCCACCGTCGAGGCCGCCAGTTCGGACATTCCCGAAAAGTATCGGGGTAAAAGTCTGGATGAGGTCGTGAAGATGCACCAGGAAGCTGAAAAGCTGATCGGCAAGCAGGCTCAAGAAGTCGGTGAAGTCCGTAAACTGGCTGATGAACTTATCAAGCAAAATCTCGGCGCCGCTACGACAACTACGAAAGAACCAGAACCGGAAGTAGACTTTTTTGAAGACCCCAAAAAGGCGATTCAAAGCACTGTCGAAAAGCATCCCGATATTCTCGCTGCGCGGCAGGCCGCCACTGAGTTTAAAAAGATGCAAGTCCAACAGCGATTGGGCAAAGATCATCCTGACTTTGTGAACGTAGTGCAAGACCCTGAGTTTGTTAATTGGGTAAAAATGAGTCCGGTCAGGCTTAATCTTTGGGCAAAAGCTGATGGCGAGTATGACTACGATAGCGCCAATGAATTGTTGTCTACCTACAAGGAACTGAGGGGCGTTAAGACCAAGCAAACGGAAGACGCAGGTGAAAAAACCCGTAAGCAAAATCTTAAGGCCGCAGCAGTTGATGTAGGTGGCTCTGGAGAGTCGTCAAAGCGTGTTTACAGACGGGCTGATCTCATTAGGCTGAAAATGACCGATCCTTCCCGCTATGAAGCCCTGAGTGATGAAATCATGCAGGCTTACGCAGAGGGCAGGGTTAAATAACTTTTTTTAGGAGATTTACAAAATGGCTTATCCGACCCCTGCGGTAACTACTACTACCGCTGCAACATTCATTCCTGAGATTTGGAGTGATGAAATTGTCGCCGCGTACAAGAAAAACCTTGTGCTGGCGAACGTCGTCAAACGCATGAACTTCAAGGGCAAGAAAGGTGACACCGTTCACATTCCGGCCCCGACCCGTGGCTCGGCGTCGGCAAAAGCGGCTGAAACGGCCGTTACGCTGATTGCGGCGACGGAAACGGAAGTGCAAGTGTCTATCAACAAGCACTATGAATATAGCCGTTTGATTGAAGACATTGTGGAAGTTCAAGCTCTGTCGAGCCTGCGTTCGTTCTATACCGAAGACGCCGGTTACGCTCTGGCTAAACAGGTTGATACCGATCTGGTGCAACTTGGCCGCGCGTTTAACGGTGCTACGGTTGGTACGAACGACTACGCCACCAGCAATACGTCCACCAAAGCGTATATTGGTTCGGACGGCACGACCGCGTATAACAGCACCACCTCTAACGCGGCGGCGTTGACCGATGCGGCGATCCGTCGCACGATTCAACGTCTGGACGATAACGACACCCCGATGGATGGGCGTTTCTTTATCATCCCGCCGTCGAGCCGCAACACGCTCATGGGGCTGGCGCGTTATACGGAACAGGCATTTGTCGGCAACGGCAATGCGATCCGTAACGGTGAAATCGGTCAGCTCTACGGCATCCCGGTGTTCACGACCTCGAATGCAGACTACGGCGCCGGTTCTAGCGGCCTCGATCGTATCTGCCTGATGGGGCACCGCGACTCGATGGTGCTGGTTGAGCAAGTCGGTGTTCGTTCGCAGACGCAATACAAACAGGAATATCTGGCTACGCTCTACACGGCCGATACCCTGTATGGCGTTAAAGCCCTGCGTACGGCCGCCACGACCGGCGCCGCGCTGTCCAGCTCGGCGTTTGCACTGGCTGTGCCTGCCTAATACGGCATTGCCCCCCGCCTTAACCGGCGGGGGGCATTTTTAACCTGATTAGGAGATTTTGACATGGCTGCTGCTACCTCCATTACCTCGCGTCGGGGTAACGACCAGTTTCGCGGGCTTTTTAGCGATACTTGGCTCGTAAAAGCGACGTTAGATGCTGGCTCTCTGGCCGATGGCGCGGGTGAAACCGATACTGTGGCTGTTCCGGGCGTTGCCCTGGGCGATATGGTTATCGGCTGCTCGTTTTCGGTCAGTGAAGTCGGTATGAGCATCACGGCGTATGTCGATTCGGCGGGTTCGGTGTCGATTCGGATTCAAAACGAATCCGGTTCTACAGTCGATCTGGCGTCTTGCACTATTCGTCTTGTTATTGCTCGCTGCGTTGTATAACGGTAGGGGGCTTCGGCCCCCTATCTATTTTTAGAGAGAAAAATGGCAACTTTTAGATGCCTGCAAAGCGGTCAAACGGTGACGTTTACCCTCCAGCATGACATTGATTCGATGCGCGGGCATACCGGCTATACGCGAATCGATGAGGAATCTATGGAGCCTATTCCAATGGTTGAGGAAGCCCCAAAAGGCATTATTTTGGCGCCCCCGACAGTTATGAAAAAACGGGGTAGGCCGAGAAAGGCTGTTTAGCTATGAAAACTGGTCTGCTATCTGGCGCTGTTTGCCCTTTGGCTACACAGGATGTGTCGGTTAATCTTAAAAACCGTAATCATGCGTTCAAAGAATATGGTTACGGGCCGCCTAACCCTGATGAGGCAAATGATGCCTTTTGGCTCAAAAAGGCCAAGATGTATAACGCCCCGACGGATACCATCAAAGGTATGCGTTGCGGAAACTGCGCGGCGTTTATACAGACGCCAAAAATGATGCAATGCATCATTGGTGGACTGGAAAAAGACGAGAAAAAAGGCGAATTGTCTTACGACGAACAGTTTGTAAAAGCCGCCGATTTGGGCTATTGCGACCTGTTTCAGTTCACTTGTGCTTCGGCTCGCACTTGTGATGCTTGGAAATCCGGCGGGCCGATCACTAAGGAGTAGTTATGAAAATGTCCAAAGGTGAAAAGAAAATCGGTAAGGTCATGCGAGAATATAAGGCCGGTAAGTTGCACTCCGGCAGCAAATCAGGGCCGATGGTCAAATCGCGTAAACAGGCTATTGCGATTGCCATGTCTGAAGCCAAAATGCCCAAAAAACGGGCGTATTAGCATGAAAACCCCGGTATGGCAGCGAAAAGAGGGGCAAAACCCAAAAGGCGGCTTGAATGCCAAAGGAAGAGCGTCTTATAATGCGGCTACCGGGGGTAGTCTTAAAGCTCCGGTCGAGTCAGGTGACAACCCTCGTCGGGCCTCCTTTTTAGCGAGAATGGGCGCAATGCCCGGCCCGGAGTATAAAAACGGGGAGCCTACCAGACTCCTTCTTTCTCTCCGCGCTTGGGGTGCGTCGTCAAAGGCTGACGCAAAGGCAAAAGCCAGTGCGATTTCGGCTAGGAACAAGGCGCGTAAATGAGAGAAATATCAGTCGGTGCTAATCCGACAGCAGCGACGCTAACAACGCTCTATACCGTCCCTGCGGGCTACTATGGCCGGCTGGTAACTTTGATTGCCAATAACCAGAATGCCAGCAATAAGCATGTTACGTTTGATTGGTATGACGCCAGTAGTAATACGACTTTTTCGTTAATCTATCAATATACCGTAACGTCAAAACAATATTTGGCGTTTCCGAATTACGGCTACATAGTTTTTGAGGAAAACGACATCCTTAAGGTTACTACAGAAACAGGTGGAACTTTTGCTATTGTAGCTACATTTGAACTGGAAGGGAGCGTGCGGGCATGAGCACGACCTATTTACAAGCGGTTAATGACGTATTGATCCGTTTGCGTGAACAACAAGTCGCGTCGCTTGATGAAACGACTTACGCCACGTTGATCGGCAAATTTGTAAATGACGCCAAACGACAAGTTGAGGACGCATATAGCTGGAATGTATTGACCACGACCTTGACGGTTACAACGGTTGCGGCCACGTCGTCCTACACGGTTACGGGTTCGGGTCAAAAATTTCAGGTTCGGGATGCGATCAACGCGACCAGCTATGTATCTTTGATTAACGTGCCGTTTCCAGTAATGAATCGGTATCTTAATTTCCCCGCTTCGCCCGCGACCGGTATCCCAGTTTACTACGCATTTAACGGTGTTGATGGAACAACTTACGACACTAAAATTGACGTATTTCCCATTCCTGATGGCGTTTATTCGCTTAAGTTCACCCTGGTAGTGCCGCAAGATACTTTGACCAGCGCCAGCACTGTTATTTCAGTGCCGCCTGAATTGGTCGTTCAAAATGCCTACGCTCGCGCGTTGGTAGAGCGCGGGGAAGATGGTGGTCTTAATAGTTCGGAAGCATATCAACTGTATAGGTCTATGTTGTCGGACTACATTGCCCTTGAAGGCACTCGATACCCGGAAGAAAACCAATTTGTAGAAGTTTAAGACATAGCCAATGTCACAAGCCATTCAAGTATTCACTACCGCCGCGCCCGGCTTTTTTGGGCTTAATACGCAAGATTCACCGCTGGATTTGGCGGCAGGATTTGCGTTGGTGGCGAATAATTGCATTATTGACCAATACGGGCGTATCGGGTCGCGTAAGGGGTATTCGTATCTTAATTCGTCAACCGGCGATCTAGGCAGCAACAGCGTTGGCTCACTACATGAGCTAGTGCAGTCTGATGGCACTACAACTGTATTAGCTACGGGCAACAATAAGCTATTTACATTTGATGGAAGCGCGCTCTCTACATTGACTTATGACGGTGGTGGAACGGCGCCGACCATTACCGCTAATAACTGGCATTGCGCCTCGCTTAACGGAATCGCGTATTTTTTCCAAAGCGGCTACGATCCGTTGCTATACGATCCGTCAAGAAGCACCAAATTTCGGCGCATTTCCGAGCAATCGGGCTATGTTGCCACGGCACCCCAAGCCAATATAGTTTTGAGTGCGTATGGCCGTTTGTGGGCGGCCAATACAGCTACGAACAAAACAACAGTATATTTTTCGGACTTGACCGCGGGGCATATCTGGACTGGCGGCACCGCGGGCAGCCTTGATGTAAGCCGTGTTTGGGGGTATGGCTCTGACGAAATTACCGGATTGGCGTCGCATAACGGCTATCTGTTTATTTTTGGCAAAAAACAGATTCTCGTTTACCAAAACGCCAGCACCCCGTCTACCATGCAACTATCCGATACCATTATCGGCACCGGATGTTTAGCACGCGATAGCATATCCAATATCGGCACTGACGTTATCTTTTTGTCGAATACCGGCGTTCGGTCGCTGCTTCGGACTGTTAGCGAAAAATCGCTACCGTTTCGTGATTTGTCCAAAAATGTCCGTAATGATTTGATGACCGCTGTAGCCAGCGAATCCAGCGATGGATCATCGGTAAAAGCAGCGTTTTCAGAGCGTAATGCGTTCTATTTGCTCGTATTGCAAAACTCAAAACAAGTGTATTGCTTTGATACACGTGGGCAACTTGAAGATGGTTCCTCGCGCGTTACTACTTGGGATTCAATAGAGCCGACAGCATTGCTGGCGCGAAGGAATAGCGATCTACTAATCGGAAAAACCGGATATATCGCTAAATATACAAACTATCAGGATAATACTTCGTCCTATCGGATGCAGTATTACACCAATCATGCCGATTTGGGTAATCAGTCGCAAACGTCCATTCTTAAGCGGCTTTCCATTGTCGTAGTTGGCGGCTCCAATCAATATGTCACTTTTAAATGGGCGTTTGATTTTTCATCTAATTACTTATCAGTTGATGCGTATATCCCGACGCAAGGCGAAAGCTATTACAACGTAGGTTCTTACGATAATTCTGCCGGCCAAACTATTACCGTCAGTATTGCCAGTCCCGCGGTTATTACGGCTACTGATAGTTCATATTTTCTGACCGGCACGTTATCGACGGATACGGTAAGACTTACGACTACTGGCGCATTGCCCACTGGTCTTGCTACCGGCACCGATTACTACATTATTAACGCCAGTAGCCCAGGTTCCACGACTTGTAATCTATCATCCACTTTGGGTGGCAGCGCGATCAACACCAGCGGATCGCAATCCGGCACGCATACTCTTACCCATACGTCACCGTCTGTGACAACGCAGTATTCCGATGGTGTTGCTCTGCAAACCTTGTCTGTAAGTGCCAGTGGCACTGGCAAGATTGTCCAGACGGGTTACGAAGCGGATATCAATGGCTCCGCGTTGTCGATTCAAAAGATCGAGATTCAAGCTAAAAACGGTAAGTATTCATAGAGGCACTATATGTCCAACTATACCAAAGCCACTAATTTCGCCACTAAAGACAATCTTTCCAGTGGTAATCCGCTAAAGATCGTCAAAGGCACCGAAATCAATACGGAATTTGACGCTATTTCGGTGGCTATTGCCACGAAAGCTGATACGTCATCGCCGTCTTTTACCGGCACGCCGAGTTTGCCGACTGGCACAACGGGAGTTACGCAAACGGCCGGCACTAACAGCACTGCATTGGCAACGACCGCGTTTGTGCAAGCCGCCATTGCAGCGTTGCACCCGGTCGGTTCCATCTACATCAACGCAACCAATAGCACCAACCCTGCTACCTTGCTTGGCTTCGGGACTTGGACAGCGTTTGGCGCAGGGCGCGTGCCGGTGGGTTTTGATTCTACTAACGCGCTATTCGACGCTGCCGAAGAAACTGGTGGTTCAGCAGATGCAATTACCGTTAGCCATACGCATACAGCTACCACTACCGCAACAGATTCAGGTCATACACATACGTCTGTAGTGGCTTCTCAAACCGGCGTTGTTCAAGGCGGGGGTCTAACTGGCGTCACCTCCGGGTCAACAGGCACCGGAACTGCCAATATTACGGCGTCTACTACTGTCGCTAGCGCGGGTTCTTCCGGCACCAATGCAAACTACCAGCCGTATATCACGGTGTATATGTGGAAACGCACAGCGTAAAACTGCCGGTTATTGCGGCAGATTGTTTTACTGTTTATGTAGAGAATGTGGGAAGACATACTTTTATCCACATGACTGTATCAAAATGGGGCAAAACGATACGAAAACAGTTTTTGGATACTTGGTTTGCATGGGCGGAAAAACAGGCAATACCGCTATATGCCATGCCGTTCATAGATGATGAAAAGATGGCTAAATGGGTAAAACTTTGTGGTTTCGATTTGCTAAACAATCATGTCTGCGTGGACGGCGTGACACGCAAGTTATACGTTTGGAGAAATAATCATGGGTGATCTTGTATCGGGCGTTTTGGGGTTTTTCGGCGCGCAAGACCAGGCCGACGCGCAACGGGAAGCGGCGCAGACCGCGGCGAACGCGCAACTGCAAGCGGCTCGTATGGCCGCCGAGGAAGCGCGGTTTCGGCCGGTCGGCGTCACTACGCGATTTGGGCAGTCGCAATTTACCTATGGGCCGGATGGCCGCGTTAGTGGCGCTGGCTATACTCTATCCCCCGAACTCAAAGCCTTACAAGATCGCGTAATGGGGTTGACCGGTCAAGGATTGACCGAAGCCGAAGCTGCACAAGGCCGATATGCACCCCTGACCGGCGCCGCGCAAGGGTTGTTTAACCTGGGCGCTGGCTATCTGGCGCAGACACCGGAACAGGCCGCAGCGCAGTATATGTCGCGGCAACAGGAACTTCTGGCACCGTCGCGTGAACGGCAATACGCGCAACTGCAAAATCAACTGTTTCAAACAGGTCGTGGCGGGTTGGCTGTGGGCGCCACGGGCGCGCGGCCTAGCGGTGCGACTGGCTTAGCGGCGGCCAATCCTGAAATGGAAGCCTATTACAACGCACTGGCGCAACAGGATGCCGCTTTGGCCGCACAAGCGCAACAAGCGGGGCAACAGCAAGCGGCTTTTGGCGCGGGGTTGTTCGGCACCGGTGCCGGGCTATTGGGGCAGTACACGAGCGGCTTGACTGGTGCGTATTCTCCGTTCCAAACGGGTCTTGGCACCGCGCAAAGCATCGAGCAACTCGGTCAAGCACCGTTGGACATTGGCATGGCTATCGGCGGGAGAGGAAGCCCTGCGGCATCTGAGGCATTGCTTAGAGGTGGATTGGCTTCCGCACAAACGGGGCTTAGCACCGCGGGGCTAAACCCGGCGGCCGGATTGTTTGCCAATATCGGCAGTTCTGTAGGAAAAATGTTGCCTTCGTTGACTGATCTATATAACCAATACCAACAACGCCAAACTGTGCAGCAATACGGCGCCGAAAATGTTTACGGGCCTGGTGGTTCCGGTGTAGTTCCGACAAGCGTAAATTGGGATTAGTAGGGGTAAATCATGGCTGAGAGCATAATCGCCGGGCTGTTTCAAACGCCGGAAATGTATCAACAACTCCGCGAGCAACAAGCGCGGCAACAGGCAGTGGAATACGCGCAACTGACGCCGCAACAGCGCGTCATGTTCAGTGCAGCGCAGGCCGGTCAACAGATCGGCCGCGGTCTTGGGCAGCTTTTTGGGGCTGAAGACCCGCAATTGAGAATGATTACGCAACAACAGGCTATTCTTAGTCAGATTGATCCGAATAATCCTGT